CCCATTACATCTTTATCTCCACGAAGATAAAACATTTTACCATCATTAAATCCTTTACTTTTAATGCTAAAATCTCTATCAATTGTATGTAAATCACTAACTACTTTATTTGCAATTAACAATGAAGATTTATACCAATCAATTCTTTTATCTAAAAAAGCATATACATCTTTAGTAGGCACATCAACATCTACTCTATCTAATGCTGTTTCAAGAAGTTTTGGTTGACTATCTTTAAATTTTTTAAACGTGGGGTATCTTGTTATATTTAAAATATTTTTTGATTGTGATTGACCTAAATAATCTGCCGCTGAGCAAAATATTGCTTGGGCACTTTCTGCTAATGTTGTTTCTCCTGCCATATCTCTCCTTATATGACTATTTATATGGTGCCCAAAGAAGGAATTGAACCTCCAACCTACTGATTACAAATCAGTTGCTCTACCAATTGAGCTATTTGGGCGATACACATAAGTGCTTGACAACACCACCGTTTTCTTGCCAGACTTTATGTTTGTTTTGGAATTGTGCTAATTTATCTGCGTCTTCTTCAAAAAACGTTTCTGATATAATAGAACCTGTAGGTTTCTCTACTACCTGCCAAAGTATTTTTCTACCTTTCTTAACCATCTTCGTTTCGTAAGAAAGTTTATACTTATACTTTGCTGGTCTCTTGTCGTTTCTGCTGAACCTTACTTTTTGTTTTGCCATTTTTCTTTTTCTTTTTATCCCCAAAAATATCTTCCCAATTAGCTTTATATTCTTTAGTAGGAACCATTTTATTACTCTTATAAAATCTAGGTCTGCCCATATTATTTCCAGTACGTATTAAAACTTAATACTATCCTTTCATCACTTTGATTAATGCTAGGTCCTGAACCGTGCATTAAATAACTCGGCCACATTGCCAATAATCCTGTTTTAGGTGTTAGTTCATAAGTTTCTCGGTGTGGAGAAACTGCTGTTGGAGATATAGGAGTAAGTGGATTCTGAAAGACTAACTTGCTACTCTTTTCATCTGCCTTTAAAAATATAACACCAGAAACAACTGAATTAGGATGATTATGAAAGTCTAATGTACTGCCTTTACCTTGTATATTACACCAAGAGTCTGCCAATCTTTGATTAGTTACATAAACTTTATTAGTAATTTTATCTGCTATATCTGTATGAAAATCTAAAATGTTAGGTTTTTGTTCTTGCATAGCAACGTAAGATGATTTAGCATCCCCTTTAAAGAAACTATAATCTAATAAATCTTCTTTGTTTATACCAGTAATTAGTTTATCTATTTCTTGTTGATTTAAAAAATCCTCTTGCGTGTGTACATCTATTGTAAAAATTGGTATCTTTTTTATCATACTTTAAAATCCGAAAACTTATCGTAGGCGATATCCTTTTCTTTCGGTTCCTCTTCTTTTTGATTTGAATCAACTATGTTTTGTGCTTGTTGACCTACGTCATACAATCTCATTTTTGCTCTATCAACACCTATAATAAATGACCTATTAATACCTGGATCGTTATATCTATTCTTCAATTGTTTAATTTTTAACTGTCCTAATGCTTCTAAATCCTCATTTGATATGATTGCAAACATAAAGTCTGCTGTTGCTGGCAATCCAAAACTTTCTGCTGTATCTTCTAGTCCTATATCTGTACTCATAAAACCAGTTCTTGTTGTTTGTGTAGCAGAAAACAATGGTACATTAAATTCTACTGCAAGTCCTCTTAATTCTTCTGCAATTGCTTTGATATAGAAATAAGAACCTATATTACCACCTTTAAATCTACTTGACGCACATATATTTAAATAATCTATGAACACTACATCTGGTTTAAAACTTTTCTTTAATGCAAGTTCATTAAACAATGCTCTAAAGTGTCCACTATGAGCAGACGCTGTTGGATATTCTTTAATAATTAATTTACCACCAGTCTTCTGTCTTATCTTCTCTATCTTATTATCATATAAATCTTTTGGCATTGTATGTAAATCGTCCATAGTTACATCTAATAAGTTGGCGTCAATTCTTTCAGCAATTCTTTCTTCTGCCATTTCTAAAGTGATATACAATACATTTAAACCTTGTGCCAAATAAGCACTTGCACAATGACACATAAACAAAGACTTACCTACACCTGTACCTGCCAATGCAATATTCAAAGTCTTACTTGGAACACCACCTTTGGTTATTCTATTCATATAATCTAAATCAAATTGATATTTTGTTTCTTTAGTATGATACCATTTAAATCTTCTATCAGCGTCATCTATATAATCGTGACCTATATGTTGGTCAAAAGATACTGCTAATGCGTCTGCTAATATACTAGGTATTGCTTCTGGTGTTCTTTTAGTATCTTTCTTATCTAAAATTCTAATACCATCTAATACAGCATTATGTACTGCTCTATCTTTACAAAACTTTTCAGTTACATCTAACAACCATTTAGGATCGGAATCTAATTTAGTTATAGAATTAATATTATCTTTTAATGTATTAATTTCATCTTCATTAATATCTTTTCTTTGTCCTAATTCAATTGTAATAGATTCTTTTGTTGGTAGATTATTATACTTCTCAACAAACTTATATATTTCTGTAAATAAAATCTTATCAGTTCGTAATGGAAAGTAATCTTCTTTTAAGAAAGGTAATACTTTTCTAGCATAATCTTCGTGAAAGAAAAGATTATTTAAGATAGTTGTTTCTAATCTATCTGAATTATGAAATGACTGCTGTACCATCTTGTAATTGTGTTTCTAAAATTTCTATTAATATATCACCAATATAATCTACAAATTCATTATTGTCAACGTCCAGTATTTCATCTGTAGGATTTACTTTAATAATAAAATCAAACTTCATAGGTAAAGTACCATCAGCATTTTCATCTTTAGCAAATCCGCATTTACCATAATGATATATTACACCTTTATACTTTCCTTCTGTAAGTTTTATACAGGAAAAATCATCACCTTCTCTTTGAGCGTAGGTGAATCTTTTACTCTTCTGATCCGTATGTAAATTTTTGTCTTGCGTGTTCATCTATTTTTTCTAATACTTCTTTTGTAAAATACTTTTCTGGATCATCATTGATTGCTTTACCAAATACTTTAGAACCATCAGGCATTTCATATCTTGTTGATACTTTCTTAAAGATACCTGCCTCTTCACCAAGTTGAAGAAGACCATAATACTTATCTAGTCCTCTTTTATATGTTAACTTAACATCAATTTGAGAATTTTCTTTTGTGATTCTTGACTTATATGTTTTGCAATGAATAATATTTCCAACTACTTCTGTACCGATTTTTTCTTTTCGTTTACCTAGATAGATGATTGTTGAGGCAGCGTATTTCAATCCTGAACCGCCACCCATTTCTTTTTGTGGGAACATTGAACCAATGACATCATACGTATGATTGGTCATTAACATAGGAACATTTGCTTGTCCTAGTTTCAATGTTAAAACTCTAAATGTAGATTTGACTATTTGACTTCTAGTCATATCTCTTGTTTCTTTACCTTCTGCTGTATCTGTCATTTCTTTTGTAGTAGATAACATACCTAAACTATCTAATACAAACATCAAAGGTTTTCTTTCAATATCTGGTTGTTGTAAATACTTGTCTAATATTTTTATTGATTGACTTCTAAATTCTTGTACTGTTGATACTGGTACTACTACAACTCTGGAACTATCAACACCTCTTGCCTCTATCATATCTTTTGATACTGCATTTTCTGATTCAAATAAAACAACGCCTGCGTCTTTGTCTTTTTCTAAATAATTTTTTAAAATACCTAATGCAAAAAATGTTTTACCAGTTGCGGCCTCACCTGCAATTGCTGTAATTCTATTGCCTGGCAACCCACCATAAATTGAACCTGAAAGAAGAGCATTAAAAGAATAAGAACCTGTATCTATAAATGAAGTTACATCTCCTGCTGTAATTCCTTCACTTGCTAAACTAGCAAATTCATTTCCTGTTTCTTTAATTATTTCTTTTAGAAAGTCTTTCATATTCGTTCCACTCCTCTTCCGTATAACTTATTGTGTACCATTTGATGTTGTTAATATAACATAATTCTCTAACCGAGTCAAGTTCCGTTGGCAGAAAATTTTGACTAATGTAATCATTATATCTTTTATATACCGTTATTCTCATACATATTTATATAAACGCCTCTAGTGTCCCTAGTCTTGCGTGTTTGAATAAGTCTGTTTTCTCTCCAAAACACCATACATTTTCAATATATGTCATTGCCATAAAGGCATTCAACTCTTCTTTTGTTTTAAATTTTTTAGTACCTTGTGGTCTTTGCATAATCCTCATACCAACCTGACCTAAAAACTTATCTTTAAATCTATCAACTAATTCATCACTTGACCTATATCTAGTACCCTTAATCTTTGGATCCATAATATTAACTAGCATAAATTTTGATTTACTTAAAGTCTTTTCTGCAACTGGAAGATAAAAATTATCTCTCCATTGTTCATACTCATTAAACTTAAACCAAGATTGATTCTCTTCTTTCTCACCACCTTTATTATATTGTTCAGTACTAAAGTAAGGTGGACTTGTAAATGCACAATCTATTTCTGGTAGTTCGTTATAAGGTAAATCTTCTGCACCACAATTCCATATCTTAACAGTTTTGTTTTTAAAGAATTTACTATATTCTTCTATCTGTTTCTGATATATTTTATATGTATTTGGATTAGGATCACAACCATAATAATGTGTTGCCTTACTAGCAAAGAAACCAGCAAGTCTATCTCCCCAACCACAACTGGTATCTAATACTGTTTCTGCATTGGTCATATCGTATATTGTTTTTGCAACAACTGGTTTAAATTGTGTTGCAATATATGTACCTAATCTTATTGCTTCTCTATAACTATTTGGTGATAAATCTTTACTACTATTAACACCTCTCCATAATGCACCTAAACACTTCCATATATCTTTTGCATTACCATTTTTAAAAACTTCAATTGGTGCTCTAAAACTATAACTTGAACAATTTAATCTTAACTCTTGATGAAAATAATTACTGCACTTATTATATATTGAAGGAGCGTCAATTATTCCTAAACCATATTTTGAATATGGATACTTATAGTCATCATATTTTTCAAATACATCTTTATGACTTTGTTCTTTAGGTGTACAAAGTTTACTAGTATCAAATTTACTTAATTGTATTATATTGTTTTTCATATCTTCATATGAAATATGATTTAAAGGAAATTCTGGTCTATATTCAGCAATATATTCTGATAATAGTTCTCTAAATTTTTCTTTACCTATTTCATCTGTCCATCTTTTAAATTGGATAGAATCCATTATAGGTAATCTATTTTCGTCTGCGAATTGTTTAAGGTCTAGGTTTTTCATTGTTCCATAATATTAATAATAACATTGGTATTATAATACATAAAGCTGATAAAGTTAATGCAAGTAATAATGTCATACAAAAAACGGATTCACTTTCTTTAATCTCTTCTCTATGTCTTTAAAATAATTCTTTTCTCTTTCTATCAAGTAATACTTACGACCTTCTAATAACGCCGCTTCTCCAGTAGTACCTGTACCTGCAAATGGATCCAATACTGTACCATCTTTAGGTGTAACTAACTTAACAAGATATCTCATTAACTCTAATGGTTTAACTGTAGGGTGTTCAGTATCTCCTTTTTCTTTTTTACTTGCCTTATGACAATAAAAATACTTTGCCCACTCTTCTCCTATTCCATCGTGTATAACATTAGCAGGATATCTACCATCTATTTTTTCTCCTGTACCTGTTTTCTTTAAACCTAATTTATAAATTGCCTCTTTATGTTTTTTAGGTTCTCTTCTGTTTT